CCCATCATGAAACTGTATGGTTTCTCAAAATAAACTGATTTGGTTGAATCATCAAATTTAAAATGTTTACCATAAACTGTATTTCTCTTATTATTGATAAAAGCCTTATAGGTTGACAAAGATGTGTGAACAGTCTTTTTATAATATAAATTAAAGAATGAAAAGAAATAATTCAAGAAACTCATGGGCAGCGCTGGAGCCATACCTAATATGAAATGCACATATTTGTTTGTATTACATTGAGGAGCCCATCTTTTGCAGTCCAAAGTGGCATTCAACCAGCTCTTGGTCTCAAAGTCTTTTTTCTCAAACAATTTTGAATGTATTTTTGCCAGCCTCTCGCTGCTTGGGACAGATATATACTCATTTTCTATCAATTTACATAATTCTTTGAAGAAGTTCTCCAATGGTTGTTGTAAAGTTTTTGTATCTAAATCCATGACATAAATTTCTCTACCACCACCTCTTTGATCTTTGTCTACTATATGAAAAACTAATGTGGGATTGTCTTTCATACTTCTTATCCTTGTCAAATAACTTATGTCTATTCCTTTGTAATTTTTGACCTTTTTGAAATCATCCTCATTTTCTATTATAGACATGAATTCTTTAATGTCATCCGCATTTAATACTTCTAACAATTCTTGTGTAACCACATAATGTCCCTTTGCACCAAAAAAGCTTTCACCCTTGTACCTCATACCGGAGCTATTTGCCACTTGAATCCAAGGTTTTTTTATACAATCAGTCCAAGATTGGCTAATTTGAGGTACCAAACCATTACTCATAAAATGTTCTGCCAAATTCCTGCCTACCATATACGACATTTTAGAAGAATACATGAAATTATTGGTATGCAGGTTTTTTGGATTGCCATCTAGCTCATGTATAAGTGAATAATCATAATAATTCTGTTTAAAATATCCTTCCGGTGAGGTTTTTGTTTCTTCACAAAAAACTTCATGTTTAGACATAACAGACTGTAGGTTAAAAACCTGATCCAATCGTTGATTTGTTGGGGATTTAGCCATTAAATAAGTAGAATAAATCAACATGGACAAAGAATACTCACCTTGAATCTTGCTTCCTGTAAAAACATTTATTAACTGATCAAATTTTCTTTCAAAAATTTGATCAGCCATAATTGGATAATTATCCAAGAAATTGTTCAAAAGTGAATACTGCAAAGGATCCTTAAATTTCATGGCAATTTCAGGCAACATTTCTTCCAAACTGGTATAATCAGCCATAAGATTTGCTATGGCATATCTCAAATTATGCAATGTTGCCTCTGTGTCCCGTCTACCATGGATTGCTAACAAAGCAGGGAATATAATAGATTTCCAATCAGGTTCAAAACCATCCGATTGAAGTCTATCTAAATAAACACAATTGTAATTGGTGAACGCATGATACATTGTCAATCCTCTTTGCATTTCCTTTTCATGCAGTGTTTGCCATGGGGTCAATATGTATAATTCACCTCTATTGTTTACTTTAGTAAAACTATGATTTTCTTTGCCCAATGTTAACATGTCATACAATTTTGTGTTATAGGGCAACAACAACCTGTAATCCCTGCTAGTTTTTAATTCAAACACTTTCTTCCCTCCTCTGACCATCAATAACAAGTTACTATAACCTAAATTATCAAACATAAATTCATCACCCCCATGGCTAGTCTGTGATAAATAATTTAAGGTGTAAGACAATCTAGAGATAAAATCTGCTGCACTCATGTAATTCTTACCCTTGAATTTATTGTAATGTTCATTATATCTTGATAAAGCTTCAGAATTAAGTTTGCCAAATAGGCCTATGTCATTGGTATTGTCATAATCCATAATGTTGTTGAACCTTGTGGAATAACTAGTCTCTTCATTCAAGAAATCCAAAATAGAGTCAAGATAATTCTTATGGTTTTTCATGGTGCCATAATCACCTGAAAAGATTTTATCTGCCTGCTTCATCCCTTTTTTCTCCCAATTGAAATACTCCAACGGTTTTATCTTTTCCATAGTCAATTTGTCAAATTTGATAGTGTACACAGCAGACTCCTCAGTTGCTGTGGATAGCTCCCGCTGTTTTATAATCATTTTGACAGCATTTTTCCTCTTGGCAACAGCTTCCTGAAAGGAAGTTTCATCAACCTCAACCCCTAATCTCATGTTGGTCTTTAATTTATACACTTCTCTGTCCCACTTGATCTTTTCTTCATAATACTCATGCTTTACAAAAATTTTCCTTTTTTTAGTCAACTCACCGTTTTTGGTCAATTCAAGGAATTTAAACAAAACGGGAGATGGTCTGCTGGCATTTGAAGCAAAATCTTTAAATAATACATTCAAATCCTTTTCTCTGGTCATTCTGACTGAAGAATAATCAAATATTGGGAATATGGAGAAAGGAGACACCCATTTTATCCTTCCCTCTACATTGTTAATAGAATTGATTTTCTTCTTCATTATTTCTATACTGTTTAAAACAACCTGTTTTGACATGGGTTTATCTACCATAAATGTCCTGTCGGATGATAACAATAAGTTGACTTCAGATATCACATCATGCTCTAATTTATCAAGATCTTCATGCTGTGGTATCTTGTCAGAATCATCCTTACAAGTGCTAACATACTCAGTCCACAAAACATCAGTAGCCGGTCTGTATGGCAATCCTTCCACCTCTATGAGTTTTCTTTTGTTTACTGTTACAAATAACACAGGATCATGAAAATTAGGAACATATCTAGTCATGTTCAACCTGCCTTTAGAACCACCTTTTATATACAAATGCTTTAAAATGGATAAATGGTCATCATTGATCAAACAATCTTTCATTTTTTCTGTACTTAATCCGGAAATATGATCGTTCAACATCAAACTTTTTCCATTAAAGAAGTAGATCCATTTCTTTTTTTCACC